CCACGATGATTAACGCCACCATCTCTCTTCTCTCTCCCTCCGGGAGCTGGAAGACCTGGCACATCTGCCGCGAGCCCAGTTTCGGCAATGAAGACCACGTTGTGGTGAGCTGGGCGTTCTTCTGCCCCCTTTGCCAAACCATCTGGGCCAAGCATCTCATCCTCGGCGACCTCAAGGTGTGGCCCAGGGCGCAGTTCTGCGAGGAGTGTCCAGAGTGGGACACCTGGCATCCCGTTCCAGGCTCTCTCCTCTTGGAGGAGGGAATTGGATTAATCGATGAATCTCTCCTAGAATCACTACCTGAAGAATTGATAAAGCGCGAATTCAACCTCCACATGCGAGCAATAGACAGTGAATACATCAGTAAAGCAGATGACCAATACATTAGAAGCCTCCCATTTACCTGGCGTGAATGTCCTAGTTGAAGGCCCCACCGGCACAGGCAAGACCCATGTCCTCGGCACTCTTCCCCAACCAGGACTCGAAACCTTCGCTCTCTTCACGGAGAGCGGCCTCGAGAGCTTCCTTGGGTATTGGACGGATCGAGGAGCAGATATACCGCCGAACGTACACTGGCATATCCTCGAACCGGCTAAGACCGATTTTAACACTCTCGCCTCAACGGCGGAGAGAATTAACACCGTTGCTCAAGAGACTCTTCACAAAATGCAGGATGTTAACCGCTCTCAGCACAATCAATTCGTTGGGCTCCTCAGGTCGCTTGCAGATTTTCCTGACGACCGAACGGGCAAGAAGTTCGGTCCAGTTGACTCGTGGGGGCCGGATCGGGTGCTTGCGCTTGACTCCCTCACAGGTATCAATCCTATTGCATTGTCTCTTGTCGTCGGCGGCAAGCCGGTTAAGAGCCAGGCCGACTGGGGCATCGCCCAGGATCAAATCGAAAAGCTCATAAGGATGCTCTGTGATGGCTGCAAATGCCACTTTGTGCTCACAGCGCACGTTGAGAGGGAGACAGATCAAGTTTTCGGAGGTGTCAAAGTTACCGTTTCGACACTTGGTCGAGCTCTTGCCCCAAAGCTTCCCCCTATGTTTAGTGATGTCATACTCTCTATCCGAGAAGGGACTAAATTCTCGTGGTCTACGGCGAACGCAGTCGCCGATCTAAAGACTCGCAATTTGCCGTTGGCTGAAGGGATTCAGCCTGATTTCAAACAAATCTTCGACAAATGGATAAGTCGGGGAGGACGATTCACTTCATCAATAAAAGGTACCTAATCATGTCTACATTCGACCCTAACCAGTTCCTCACTGCCACCACCACTGAAGCCGCAACACGCCGCCCTCCCCTAACCGCAGGCTCGGACTTCATCGGCACGCTCGGAGCGCCGATCGCTCGCCCCGTCCAGGGCAAGAAAGACCCTTCCAAGTCCTACACGTTCATTGACTTCCCCGTGGCAGTGGACCTCACCGCCGCTCCGGCGGAGCGTGAGCGGATCGGACAGGACACGGTCAATCTCCGCTACTCAGTATCACTGGATATCACTGACGGCGGAGCCATTGATTGGGCTCCTGGTCGCAACCGTGGCCTCGGGATGCTGCGAGAGGCCACCGGTCTCAATCAGCCTGGAAAGGCCTTCTCGATCGCCCAGCTCGAGGGGCGGATGATCCGTGTTAAGATCTCTCATCGGGAGTATCCGGAGGGCAGCGGCGAGGTGGTGGATCAAATCGCCTCCGTTGCAAAGCCGTGAACTCTCGCCGAGTGGATTACCTTCGCTCGATGCTAGATCGGCTCGAGCAGGCAATCAACCACCAGGCCACAATCCAGGACGAGAGCCTCGAGGAACTGCTAGACCAGGCTGATTCGCTCATCACAGATCTTTGCGATGCGATCGAATCTGCCGCCAGTCTAGCGGATGAACTTGAGGGGGAAAGTGAGGACGATAAAGAAGAAGAAGATGAGGATCTGGATGAAGAAGAAGCTGAATAGATAACAAATCAGCCGGGAGGACCGCCAACTCCCGGCCTTTCTCTGGAGGGCTCATGCAGTTACATGTATTCAGCGTTGACGATCTCGTGGTGCCGGATAATCGTCAGCGTAAGCAGTTCAACGAACAGTTGATCTTCGATCTCGCCGGCAGCATCGCCGAGAACGGCCTCATCCACCCCCTAGTCGTGAGGAAAGAAGATGGAGAACTCATCCTTGTTGCCGGCGAGCGTCGGCTCAGAGCCCTCGACATCTGCTGGGGACTCGGCCAAGAGGTCCGCTGTGGCGAGAAGATCATCCCCGAACGCAGTGTACCCTGTTTATTTCTTGGGGAGATTGACCCTATCGACGCTTTCGAGATTGAGCTTGAAGAAAACATCCGACGTACTGATCTTGACTGGCAAGAGAAAGCAATCGCGGTCAACAAGTTATTTAGCCTACGTGGGCAGCAGGCAGCGCGCAACGGCACGCCCCCACCAACTCCTCAAACCATCGCAGAGGAGGTATCGGGTACAGGGGAAGGACAATTCGGTGAGAACGTTCGGCAGGATATTATCTTGGCCCGGCACCTCGACAACCCTGTGGTTGCCAGCGCCGCCTCTCGTAAGGAGGCCTGGAAGGCCCTGAAGCGTGATGAGGAGCGGAAGCGCTATGAAGAACTCGGTAAGGCAATCGGTGCGACGTTCAATTCATCGCTACACACTCTCCTCACCGGAAGCTGTCTCGAGATACTGCCGACACTTACCGCTAACTCATTTGACATCATACTTACAGATCCACCGTACGGGATTTCTGCTGACGAGTACGGCGACAGCGGCGGCCGTACGGGCGGCGCTCATTTCTACGACGATAGCCACGAAACGTGGATGTCCCTGATGGAGGTATTTGCCAATGAAGCATTTCGTCTTGCAAAGCGCGAGAGTCATCTGTACTGCTTTTGCGATATTGATCGCTTTCATTCTCTGGGCCGTTATCTTACCCATAGCGGTTGGCGCGTTTTTCGTACTCCTCTTGTTTGGGTTAACCCAACTGCTATGCGAGCGCCTTGGCCAGAGCATGGTCCGCAGCGCAAATACCAAATAATCCTATTCGCCATCAAGGGGGATAGAAAGGTCACCCGACTCTATGGAGACGTCATTACTTGCCAATCAGATCCTAATCTCGGACACCAAGCCCAGAAGCCTGTGGAACTTTATCTCGATCTCTTGCGACGTTCCGCGAGACCTGGAGACAGTGTACTTGACCCTTTCTGCGGCTCAGGTCCCGTATACCCTGCTTGTCATCAACTTAAGCTTAAGGCAACCGGGATCGAAATCGATCCCGCTGCCGTAGGGATCGCTTCTCAGCGGATAAAGGAGCTAACGTGAGCGATTTTTCAATCACACTCGACGGCTATGCTTACTCGCCCATCAACGCTTACTGGGGTACCCTCGGCCCAGTGGAGGTGAACTTCAATGTCAGCGGAGGCTCGCAAGGCATACCAGGGCAGATACTCGACGCGACAATCTCAGATTTTAGAGCGACGCTTAATCATCTACCTTATATTAAGATGGATGATGCTGTTGGTGATTATTATCTGTCTAGTAATCTTAGTGGCCTTGCTATTTACGGACAGAATCAGATCTTTGAGTGGCAGTTCAGTGGACCAGCATGGACCGGCGGCATCGGCAATTACACCAGCGAATCGGTCGGGATGAATTTCAACTTCTCTCAGGCCTTTATCAGCCATCCCTGCGAGTCGCGCCTGTGTGATAAGGGCACGGTATCCGCTTCAGAGCCGGCGACATTCTGGCTGAGCTTGGCGGCATTCGCATTTGCCGCCTGGAAGATCTACCATGATAGTAAATTCCGACGGCCCGGCTAACGCCAGGATAATGATCGTAGGGGAAGCCCCCGGCGAACAGGAGGAGCGCGAAGGAAAGCCGTTCGTCGGCGCCTCCGGCTACGAACTCACTCGCATGCTCCACGAAGCCGGCATCTCCCGCTCCGAATGCTTCATCACCAACGTAGCTCGTAAGAGGCCCCCCGGCAATGACATTAATAAATTCTTCGCGAAGGCTAAAAAGGACCGGACCCAAGGTCACACTTTCCTTAAAGGTCGGTGGGTCACGAGAGAGATACTGGAGGGTTATGATCTACTCAAAACTGAGATCGCCCTTGTCCGGCCGAGTATTGTTATCGCATTGGGGGGTACTGCGCTCTGGGCGCTTACTGACCTTGAAGGGATTACAAAGTGGCGCGGATCCATGTTATATAGTAATGGAGCCGCTGACCCGCCTGTTAAAGTCATCCCCACGCTCCATCCCGCAGCTGTTCTCAGAGAGTGGAAGCAGCGATCCATCGCAATAAACGACCTCCGCCGTGCCGCCCGCTTCCGCTACGGCAGCGTTTACCCTAAGCCCGAATGGAACTTCAGACTGGAATCCACATATGCAGCTACAATTACATGTCTCGATCAGCTACTCGTTCGAAGTTACCATCGAGACGGGCTCGATGTTTCCTTCGATATTGAAACTCGATACGGACACATTGCTTGTGTTGGACTCGCTTGGTCCCGCACTGAAGCAATCTGTATCCCGATTCTGCAGTCTGGAAAGCCAGAAGGTTATTGGACTCTCGATGAAGAGTCCGAGATTGTCTATCGACTCTATCGAATACTTACCGACCCTTTTGTCAGAGTCATCGGCCAAAACCTTCTCTACGACAGCCAGTACACCTGGAAGCACTGGGGATTCGTCCCCAGGGTCACTCAGGACACAATGATCAGCCAACATGCTATATTCAGTGACCTTCCTAAAGGACTTGGATTCCTTGGATCAATGTATTGTGATTACTTCGTATATTGGAAAGACGAAGGCAAGAACTGGGACAAGGGTATGGGTGAGCGCCAGCTGTGGCATTACAACTGCCTTGACACTGTATATACCCTTGAGTGCGCCAGTGCTCTACGCTCCACCGCTAACCGTCTCGGACTTGATAAAGTACACGAGCAACAGCAGCTCATGTTTTGGCCTGTCCTTAAGGCTATGCAGCGTGGAGTTAGGATTGATCAGAAGCGAAGAGGGGAACTTATACTGGAGGTCCAGGAAGAGGTGGCTCGCCGACAGCAGTTCATTACCGACGTGGCTGGACACCCTCTCAACCCAGATAGCCCGAAGCAAATGCAAGCGTTTTTCTACGAAGATCTCAAACTTCCTGTGCAAATGACCAGAGCCAAAAAAGGAGTGCCAGCGCGTCCAACGCTGGATGATGATGCACTACAGAGACTTGGAAAGATTGAACCCTGCATCAAGCCGATTGTTAATGCTATTGCAGACTGCCGCACCCTGGGCAAGTTTCTCAGCAATTTCCTCTGCCGCCCACTATCTGAAGATGGACGGATGCGCTGCAGCTTCAACATCGGCGGCAGCTCAAGCGGCAAGTCCGCCCCCAAGACCTATCGCCTCTCCTCCTCCGAAGACGCGTTCGGATCGGGGACCAACCTCCAAACAATCCCTAGTGAGAAATCTAAGAGCATTGGAAAGGCTGCATCTCGCGGCGCTATTGCTGGGTTGGGCGACCCTTATCATTTTCCTAACATTCGGGAAATCTTCATTCCTGATCCAGGTTACATTTGGCTTGACATGGATCTCGAGCGAGCTGATTTGTTTGTCGTATGTTATGAAGCAGAGGACGCTAGCCTCAAGGCTGCAATGAAACTCGGAGTAGATATCCATTTACTGAACGCCTATGTCCTCATGGGCAAGGAGCCTCCCCCTTATGAAGAACTCACCGAAAATCACCCCAGGTACCAAGTCCACCGCGGTCCCCTCGAGCACAGCCGACAATTCGCCAAAGTCTTCTGTCACGGAACCAACTACGGTGGAAAAGCTCGTACAATGTCTCAGCATACTGGACGAACTGTCGCAGAAGTTGAGCGCGCACAGCGAATATGGTTCGGCGCTCATCCCGGAATTGAACGCTGGCATCAACGAGTACAACAGCAAGTTGTCGGGAAAAGATTTGTGGAGAATAAGTTTGGCTACCGATGGTATATATTTGACAGAATTGATGCTGTTCTCCCTGAAGCAATCGCATGGATACCCCAGAGCACAGTCAGTCTCGTTATCAATCGTATCTGGAGAAATATCTTCGACACGCTCCCGGACGTACAAGTATTGATTCAGGTCCATGATTCGCTCTGCATGCAGGTCCCATCCTCCATGCTCCATGAGTTACTCCCTCGGATAAAGGAGTGTGCGAAAGTGATAGTCCCATACAATGACCCACTAACGATCCCCGTTTCAATCAAGCATTCGGAGCGATCATGGGGACACTGTTGAAATGGCTCGGAATTATCCGGACTGGCTCGCCGCCTATGTCGAATATGCTTCGTTTACCGAAGCACCCAAGAGAATGCATTTCTGGAGCGGCGTGAGTGCGATTGCCGGCGCACTAAGACGAAGGGTTTGGATTGATCAGGGGTACTTCAAATGGCACTGCAATATGTATGTGATTCTAGTGGCACCGCCGGGGGTAGTAGCGAAGTCTACTACAGCATCCATCGCTATGGCCCTCCTCCGCAAAGTGCCTGGTGTACGATTTGGACCAGATGTGGTGACTTGGCAAGCCTTAGTGACAGCCTTCGCACAGTCGAACGAATCATTCGAGCTGAGTGGGCAGTTCTATCCACAGTGCGCATTGACATTAGAGTCGAGCGAACTGGGGAACCTGATCAATCCCTCTGATCGAGATATGATTGATCTGTTGACGAATCTCTGGGATGGCAAAGAGGGCGCATTCGACAAGCTCACCAAGGGTAATGGAGCGGATCGAATCGAGAATCCCTGGATTAACTTGATCGCCTGCACTACCCCAGCTTGGATTGCCGGCAACTTCCCCGAGTACGTTATAGGCGGCGGCTTCACCAGCCGCTGTCTATTTGTTTACGCTGAGAACAAGGACAAATACATCGCCTACCCCTCACGCCACCTTCCCAAGAACTTCTACCTCGTTCAGAGCGCTCTCGTCCAGGACCTCGAACACATCTCAGCATTCCTCGCCGGTCCCTATGAGCTAAGCCCTGAGGCGATTGAGTGGGGCGAGACTTGGTATCAATATCACTGGCAAAACAAGCCCGATGAACTCGACGATGATCGCTTTAGCGGCTATCTATCCCGCAAGCAAACCCACATCCACAAAACCGCTATGATAATGGCAGCAGCCCGCCACGATCTAATGGTTATCGAAAAGGAGGACCTCGGACATGCAGCAGCTATGGTCACCGACCTTGAGCGAGATATGCAAAAAGTATTCAGCCGAATCGGCAGAACTGCGCATAGTGTACAAGCCGAGCGGTTCGTTAGGTTCGTTCAGCGCCACGGTATTGTTAGTTACTCCGACGCATACCGTCACGTTCACAGTGCGTTCCCCGATCTACGAAACTTTGACGGCGTTGTACGGGGAGCTATTAGCGCTGGATTCATCGAACCAGCCGCCGGACCGAACGGAATCACATACCTGAAGGCGAAAGAGATTGTGGAGGCGAAGCTGAATAGTTAATTGGCCGATCTATATTGCGTATAAACCGGCCAATCAACCTACCAGTCCTTCCAAATCAGCCGTGCAATCGGGCTAAGCAAATGACAGAGCAGTGGGCGCAGTCGGCAGCGCCTCAATTTGAAAGCTCGCCTCAGGCGAATTGCCCGAGGACCCCTGTGCATTTACCGCCTGAGAAACAGCATAGTAAGTTGTGAATTGGGAGAGAGCAGGATTAAACGTCAGCGCACTGAATGGTGCTGTGTAGGCCCCTCCAGCATTTGTCATTGTGTTGAGTGGAATGGTTGCTTTGGATGTTGCGTAGGGTCCACCTGGAGTGGTCCCCACAAGAACACTGAATGTTGTCACCGCCTCTGCCGCCGCATTAGCGTCAGTAACGGTGAAGGATTGCGGATTAACAGTCGGCATCATCATCTCCTCTCAGTTCACGGATTGGTCGTTGGCCCACTGGAAGGTAGATCGGTAGGCAGAAGCTGCGATTGCACCAGCGAATGCAAGATCCTGCAATTCGGTTTGTCCGATAGTCCCTGCTCCACTTCCTTCAGACACCCCAGGTATACTTGGGGATCCGGAACTGGAAGGTTGAGGCTCGGCGGCAGCGCTGCCCGCTGAGGGCAAGGCACCGGAACCGTGCGCTGTTCCGCACAGCCGCAAAGGATTAACATTAGAGCGAGCAGCAGTAAGAGCAACTGCCAGCGATCGCTTGTCCGATTCAAGTTGACTAACTGCTGTAACCGCATCGTTAAGGTCCTTTGCCTTCTGGGCATTATCGATCTGCAGTTGCTTGATGACTTGTGATTGATCCGCTGCCGCTACCCTCGCCTCACAGCTCCGCTCAATATCATTATGCCACCAGATTACTCCAGTCACTCCAGCCGCGGCCAAGATAATCCCCACCGCTATATAGATGTATTGCGCTATACTCACTTACCATTCACCTGTTGCTGCAGTGCATGATACTTAGTTGCCACCATCTGATGCCTGACGAATGAGAGCACAAGGCAAACAAGTGCAGCTCCTCCAATAACCTTCTTCGCCTTCTCTGGCCCTATCAAATCTGCCAGCGGCTGCTGAGCCGGCCCTATATCAAAGACATCAATTGAGGCGAATAGAGTTCCCAGTGCGGTCACGATTCTGCCCCAAGTTCCGCGCACCCAGTTGCTCATGTTTTCTTAACAGCGTCTTCCACTGCTTGCACCTTGGTACCAAACTTCCCTTTGGCGTACCAGCCGCCGCCCACTCCTATTAAGAGGGCGACGGCATGACTAAGAAATGTCATCATGGTCATTTAATAACTCCATCTGGTGAAATTGAAAAGTGATCAAGATCAACCCTCTGGAAATCTCCCCCCCAAAAGTGATCTGAACCTAGCGATTTCCAGAACTCTCCCATCGCTTTATAACACCCTGAGCTATCGTCCATCTGCCAGATCCCATTCACGAAGACGTTCAGATCAATGGCAAGCCGCTGTAGATGCAGCGAACAGGCAATCCCTGTCCCATGATCAGCATCCCATTGCGCTTGCTGAGGCGTCCGCCAGGCCTCTCCGAAGGAGACCTCATACCCCAGCACCTTAGCTTGCTGGATTAGCTTCGCTGCGTCTTGCGCGAACTGCTGTTGCAGGGCGTTTAAGCTCATACCCTCCCCCTCCGTTCTGCTTCGCAATCATCTTCGATTTGTGCTGGTCGAGCTGTCGCTGTATCTCGACCAGCACCTTCACCACCTCCTCGTAAGGACCCTTACCAAGATATCGGACCACTACTTTGAGGTGCTCTTCTTCGAATGTCAGTGTATATTTGTTCATACAGTTGAATAGCTAAATGCTGCCCCCTGTGTTAAACCCTTAAGCCCAGACCCCGTGAAGAGGCTAAGGATAAGATTGCTTCCAGTAACAAAGTATCTGTTGAAATTAAAGTTATTACCTGGACCTGCAGTTATTTCTCCTAATATCGACACACTAGCGTCAAAAACATTTGAGACCGAACATGTCTGCGCGGTGCTCGGCCACAAGGAGCTAGGAACTCCTTGCAAGGACATTGATGTATTGTTGGAGGTGCCTGATAACTGCGCCGTAGCGTATATAGTTACCCAAGCTCCTATCCTGAAGAAGCCAAACGTACCGGATACCGTGCTGGTAAATCCCGTGAGTGTGCCGGTGAAGGTCCCTCTGTCTGGCGTCATCTCTACAAGGCCAAGGCCTTGTGTCCTCGCATAAGGACCATAGCCAGCGATAAATCCATCTCCTCTTACATAAAATGCCAGTGTGGTATTAGCCGAATTGAGTATCTCAAACGCCACGTCCTGGAAAGTACTCCCGGCCTGAATTTGAACCCCGTAGCTCTGGCCGCTGACCAGCGGATGCTGAGGTCTTACCACCAATCCATAATTATTAGTGGCGGTTACAATGTTCATCACCTGGCCACTAACACTACCACTTCCAACAGGTCCAAAAATCCAACTCAATCCTGGATCAATACTAGCTGCTACATTACCATTATACCAGAATGTCGCATAAGTAGTTGGAGAGCCGAAAGTGAACAGCTCTATTGCAAATTGATGTGCAGCATCACTAGTTGTTACGCCAATCGACGGCGAACTGGCAATGGTGCCAATCAGCAGAAGATCTCCTCCAGTGAACTGCCATCCCTGATTAGCCAGATTATTGAACGATCCGAACCCTGTGGGATCTTGCCCTATCACTATGCCACCGCCAAGGGCTCCTGCAGCGACCTGTATCCCGCTTCCACCCTGGACACCCAGTCCAGGTTCTCCTGGCAGTGCATTCAGGATCAAGGTAGGTTCTGGGAGCGTTGGTATTTGAACTGTGAGTGCCCCTCCCGAGTCTGCTTGCATCGCATTCTGAATTGCGTCCAGAGCGTTAAAGTAAGCCGCCGGCACAACCGGCCCCTGTTTATCTACAAATGGTCCAAAGAGTGCCATTTAGACTCCAAATGGATCGAAGATTGCATTACCCGGAATACAGCATCCCGGTACGGTGTAGCTAGGGATTGCTGAGCGGGTGTTAATGGAACAGAAGTGAACGAAATCATTATTCGACAGTACCTGCGCATAGGGCACTCCCATCTCCTCAGGAACGCCCTTCGCGAAATCCTGTGGCTGCCGCGGCTCGTCATGCTCAGGGCAACGATACAGCCCCTGCCAGTTGCGCACCAGCTCATTCGCCTTGCGCTTGCGCCCGCACATCGAGCAATCGACATTCCATGTCCCCAGCTCGAGGCGATCAGCCCTGCCATAAACCGGCCCGCCCATCAGTATTCCATCCCTTTCGCGTATCCCTGCTTGTGAAGCCGCGGCAGATCTTCTTCCAGTCTCGTCCCAATGTCGGTTCTGAACATTAGGTTCGACGGCAGCTTAATCTGCCAAGCCACTTTATAAGCTTCTGCCGCGGCCTCACTCACAGTTCCCCCCACTCCATGCACGACCAGCAGGTAATTTCCAGCACTCATCAACCCAGAGCGCTCGCCGGAGGCGGATCGATATTTGCCTTCCATCACCTGCTGGAATGAAATATTCTTCAGGTTGCGCTTGGTGATTCCATCAATCGGGAATCCTTCTCGAGTCTCCCTCACACTCTTATCATAAGGGAAGTCCCCGTGCACCAGCGTCACTCCTACTGCAACCTCCTTCGATACTTGAAGGGTATC